CGGGGGTGTTAGTGCTACAGCTGCTCCCGTTGCTAATTCTTCAGGCTCTGTTACAAATCAGGCAATCCAAGTTTTACAAGGACCCTACATTACAAACACCTATGGGAATGGGATCCAGTGTCAAGGTCCAACCCTGAACATCACACCCTATGTCACTGGTAGTGCTTCTGCTACCAAACCATACGAACCATACTATTTTGATCCCGTCTATGACATGAGGGACATTGATGAAGATGGAGCACCAGACAATCCTGGTTCTGTTTTGTATCGTGTACCCGTGAGGACAGGGCAGAAAGATAACTACAACCTGGGCATTGGTTTCTCTGCTACATGGAGCAAACCATTGGACCAGAAACTACAGGACCAATGTAAAGAAGCAGCTGCTGCTAACATCGCACTGATGCAACAACAAACTGCTAACAAGAGATTAGATTTTGAGATCGCCCGCCTCAAGAATTGCGGCGAGCTCATGAAGCAGGGCATTTATTTCCACCCCAAGTCTCCATATTATAAAGTGTGTGCGGATGTGGTTGTTACTAACCCTGGTGGTGTCATTCCCCCACATAGACATTCTATCCCTTCGGTTTCAAAGTCTGCCGCAACACCCGAATCGCGTGTGAGCGTTCGCGCTGAAGATCTCGGCGGTCCCTTACAGACAGGACCTCAGGTGTCTTCCCCCTGATAGCAGCAATCTTCTTCATTACTTTCTTAACCGTTGGTTTGACAACCTTTAGTAGGATGTCTGCCAGCGGTTTTGCCATGAGTGCTGATGCAGTTGCTACTACAGCAATACCACCAGTAGTCATAACAGAGCCAGCACTAGGAAGTCCAGCAATCACTTGCTCTGGTAGTGGCACCTTTTCTGTTTGTTGGACACACTGGTTTCCTATCAGTTGATATCCAGTTACTTTCTTTCTAAAACCTTCTAAGTATTCACCAACAGGTTCTTTTGCTGCCTGTGCTGGTGTGGGGCAGTCCACCTTAGCAGTAGCAGCGGGAGTTTTAGGTATCGGTAGGTCTGGTGCTTCGGGAGCTTTAGGTTGCCTTGTATCTACCCCCGAAGGTCTTGTAGGAATTATCTGTTCAGGTTCAAAATTAATAGGATTATAACTGGGGATACCACTATCGCAGTAAGTAACCAATCCCTTAGGGTCATCCCCTCCAATTGTTTTGGACTTTGAATTCGTCTCATGAGCTTCTACGCATCCAGGGATGTCTACTACAGGCACACCAATATTTACCACCACAGGAGGTGCTGGTGGTATTGACTGTGAAGTAGTATTAAAAATTCCTTGAACCTCAGGGATATTCAGTTGACGTATCTGAATGTTCCTTGTCCCAATATCATTTATCTCCATCACTGAATAGATTCACGATGCCGCTCCAAAGATGAAAGAAGAAAACATATAAAAAGAATTTTCCTTCTGCGTCTCTGGACTTTCTTCTTCTAGATATAGTCATATTCAATATGAGTATTCATTTAATATATCTATAACCCTATTCAAATACTCATGGGCACCGTCGTGCCACTCACCATTCTTATCACGTTGCTTGCCATCATACAACTCTGTCTTGAGTTTGTATACTCGTGCAAGGATATCAATTTTAGTCACTCTACCAGTTGCCATGTTGCCACCTAATTATACTACAAATTAACAGTCGTTGAAGACCTTTCCAACTTCAGATCCAATCTCAGATCCTGCTTTCTGTCCTAGAAGCAACGCCCAACCACCTGCTAACCATCCAACATAAGGGATTCCAGCAAGGGCAGGGACAGCAACACCAGCAGCAATAGCACTACCTGCCATCGCACCTTGTGACCGTGCTCCAGCGTCCGCCACGATGCACTCTATGTCTTTTGCAGACTTTCCCTCGGCGTCAACGCCACCTCCTAAGTTTCTAACACCTTCCATTGTATATTCATCCGTTCGATACTCCCTACGCTTCTCAGTGGTAGGTCCAAACCATCCACGCTTATCCTTATCTAATTGTAAGGATTTTTCTGAGCGTAGGATGGCAGGATCGTTTGCTTTATATTCAATCTCATAACCATCTCTTCCTGCCTTGATCCTATAAGACGAGTAATCACCTCTAGGAATATTGATGACAGGAACTTGTGGATGCCTCTCATTGTTTACAACATAACCCAAAAGACCAATATGAGAAACACCTACGATGGCACCTAATGCCAACAAAGCAATCTTCATTGGAGATTTTTTCTTTGTTGGTGTTTCCGTTGGTGTTTCAGTCTTCTTGGTAAACATGATCAGAATGGGAGAGCGGGTCCTGTCGTCTTAGGAAGGGACGAACCACCTGGGACAGCACCACCTGTCATCTTGGGCATCTCTGGCATAGCACCACTGATCATACCAGGGAGTGCTTCTGTTACTGATGCGGTGACTTGTTCGATTGCTGCTTTCTTAGCAGATTCAATCATTGCATCTTTGTTGATCAGTACATATGCACTGCCACCAATGAGAGCAGCAGATGTAAGACCAGAGAGAAGAGCAATAGCGTTGATTACTTTTTGCATTTTATTTCTCGCTGAATGTTTTTTCTAAATCTTTCAACTCAGAATAATATTCACATGGATACTCCATGGTGATTAGATCATTATCCATCATCATATCAGTGCGACACATACCATTACCAATCTCCATGTGCCCAACAATAAACAGTGTCATTAGTAACATTGTTCTATACCGTTGGCATTACAGGTGGCTCACCGTCCTTCTTAGGAGCAGCAGTTGCAATTTGAATTGGTGCTTGCTCAATACGGATAGTTTGTGCTGGGGCAGTCTGTGCAGCAGCTGCAATGAGTTTGTCAAGATCTGCCTTAGTGATACCACCACCAGCAGCACCCATCTTCATTGTTCCATCACCAGACTTCTTAGCAGTCTGAACACCGAAGGTAGCTAAGACCCCAGTGAAGACGGATGCGATGAAAGTAGGATCAAGTTTCTGCTCAGGGATTCCAAGGGCAGCAGGCAACTTAATGTATGCAAGGGTAAGAATACCACCAGACCAGATAAGGATACCAAGTCTAACCATTGTGCTGATCGCTTCTAACTGACCTTCATGATCAGTAGCAGCTTCCTTTAGTTTAGCAAACGGACCTTTCTTTTTCTCTTCCTCTTTCAGAGGTTCTTTTACTTCTTCTGCCATGATGGGTGTAGCAGTGCAAGTTTATTTATGGGTTTAATTGCTCAACAGTGACAGGACTTTTATTAATTTGACTGTACCGTTTACAAAGTTCTTCACTTGAAGCGTGTTCCCATTTGTGCTTGAGTTCTTTTAACAATTTTGTATAATCATCACCAGTCGCTTCTTGCATCTCTTCGGAAACTATGGTTTTAATTAATACATCTCTCGTTAAATTAGTCATAATTGCTGTTTGATATCCAACAAGAAGTCTCCATTATAGCGCAAATAATTCACTTAGACTTCTCTTGGCTGGTCCCAAATAACGTGGGATTTAAATATTTATTTACTCGTACTCCTCTATACACATAATATCTATCTCATCTGAAGGGTCTTCTGGTTCCTCAAACCACTCTTGAAACTCTGCAGATATAGCGATAGCACTCTTGATATTATCCTTGTCACCAGAAGTATCCATAAGATCAGTTATTCTTTCTATTGCCCAATCATGGACATGTTTAACAATCTCTTCAGTCGTCGGTTCTACCATAGTAGTCTTTTCTGTAGTATCTACTGAGGATGTTACTATTGTAGTAGGCTGGGGTTCCGTCGTCAAGGGACTCTGTGAGGACGTTATTTCCAAAGAGTTGTCTGGTCTCTTCAAAGTTTGTTTTGCCCTTAGTTTTATGTAACGAGATAATAGTACGACTAAAATTTTGTTTACCGTATTTGATAATGTCTTCTTTAAGTTCTGGACAAGATCCATAGTACTTTTTCCAATCTGATTCTTGTTTTACTTTGCGTTTCTTTCCTTTAGGTGTTCGGAACGACCAAAAATACTTTCTTCCAATGTAACGTCTACCGTTGAGGAGATTGGTAATTTCATAAACAAAACCAAAGTAGTCCCCAACATCACCACTATCAAAAGCTCGTTCCAGGTAAATCCAAGGATTTTCATAGTCACTACCCATTCATATTACCCATTTTAACGTATTTAGATAAAAAAAGACCCCCTTAAGGGGGTCTCTTAACACAATCTTCAAATCAGCAGTCTTCCAGAATCTCCTGGATAGTCTCTTGAGAGAGATTGACCATAATTGCTTCCGCCTCTTCCAAGGTTTCTGCGTAACCTTCAACGTAAAGATACTTGAGAACGGTATCATATGTAGTCTCTTCACCCATTCTATCAGCAACCCTACGCGCTGCCTTACCAATGGTGCTCTTAACACCTGCCTTTGCCGATCTAACCTTTTCCTTAGCACGATCAATGCGACTCATAATACCGCGCTGAGCTCTTCCTGCCTGATTCTTCGCAGTTTGTACTGCTCTGTTCTTAGCGTCAGTTGCTGTTGCTGCTGCTTCTCTACCTTTATTATATGCATCAACTTGTGCCTGAGCAGCTCTCTTCTTGAGGTTACCCTTAATCGCTGCCCTTGCAGACTTTCTATCAGTCTTACGACCAGGACTAAAGGTGAAATCAGTATGACTCTTACCCTTTTTAGTTTTTACATCAGAAGTTTTTGTTCCAGTTGCACGCATTGCCGCTTTAGTGGCACTCGCTTTTGCTTGGTTTACTCTACTTCCAATTCTATCTTTTAATGAAGTTGCACCAGCAACTGCAGAATCTTTTGCCTTTGCACCAGCTTCTCCTGCTGCTGCACCAGCACGCCTAATAGTCTTCTTAACGAGTCTTCTTCTGGATCCCACCATACCGCCACTATCTTTTCTTGCAGCAGTATCATGTCCGTAAGATACCTTTGCCTCATCAAGAACATCATCAAAAGCATCTTCAATGGTTTGAAGATCATAACCCTCTTCAAGCATTGAGAAAACAATCTCTTCTACAACACTCTCTTCAAACAGAGGTTCTACAGATTCATCAAACTGCTCTTCAATAACTTGTGTCTCTTCAGACAGAAGTTCTGGTTTAGAATTACTATAGATGCTGTTATATTCCTCTTTGATTGTTCTAAAATCCATGACGGGAAAAATAATTACTTTGATAGTATTATTTATTATTTTTTTCTCTTCCAATCATACTTCATTGCTTGAAGTGCCCAAGCATCTGTAAGTTTATGGGGACCTTCCTCAAGTAATCGTCTTTGTAACGGATTGAGTTGAGTCCCCATCATTTCTAGATACTCAATTTTCCAATCAGAGTTGGAATCCTGAGAAGGTATCTTTTTTGACATCTTGTTTAATTCCACTTACAACATAAGATTCTACCTCAGTCTCCTGGGGAGCAACCTGTAGACCCTTAGAAGAGATCCAGTGCTGTGTCCAGGGTAGGGGATTGTTCTTAGCAGCAATATCATAGACTGGTTTGAGACCAATCGCCTTCATGCGACGATTAGCAATCCACTCAACATACTGCTGAAGGAGTTTATCATTCAAACCAATCATTGATCCATCCTTGAACAGATAGTCCGCCCACTTCTTCTCTTCATTCACAGCACGATCAAACATAGAGTAAACATACTCTTCCTCTTCTGCAGCAATCTGCTGCATCTCTTTGTCGTCACCATCACGCCACTTGTTGAGAATGTTCTGAGTTATCGCCAGGTGTTGGTTCTCGTCTCTTGCAATAAGGGAGATGATATTAGCGGATCCCTCCATAAGCTTGAGTTCACCAAATGCAAAAGAACAAGCAAAACTGACATAAAAGCGAATGCCTTCCAGTA